CTCAAATGCTGCGCCGTTGGTACTAAGAATATAGCAGAGGCTACTGACACTCAGGAACCTGTAATGCGCTGCACTAAATGCGGATCATGGATGTTTGCAGATAAGGAGTGCCATACATGTGCGCTGATCATGATGAAATGACACATCAAATTAATTGGGCTTATCAGAATGAATTGCGTAAGCAATGGCTACTGGATAACCCAGATGCACAATACATAGGATGGATGTCTATATGAACGACTTGCCGTCTGACCTGCGGTTATGCCGAAGGATTTGGAAGCGTGTGCTACCCTTAAACGCAAATTCGCTTTCAGAGCGAAAGGGCGATCTGCGAAGCAGAAAGATCGCAAGGTTTGGTTTGGTGATATCTCTGTTCATAGTCTTGAACATAAGCCTTTTACAAGATGATTCCGTTGCTAAATCTTGGTCTGTAAATACATTAAAACAATATGCTTTTATAGAGCTTAATCATTCATTTACTGAGTTTTATTGTTTAGATGAGTTATGGCATAAAGAAAGTAGATGGAACTACAAGGCTAAAAACCCTAAGTCAAGTGCATTTGGTATTCCTCAGATATTAGGGCTTAAAGAAAAGAATCCTATTAAACAGATTGATAGAGGATTGGCTTATATTAAACACAGGTATGATGAACCTTGTAAAGCATTACAACATCATAAGATTAAGGGTTGGTATTAATGAGTAAGTCAGCTCTACGATCTACTGGATCGACTAGGCATTGGAGATCAATAAGATCTAGGGTGCTGCGTAGGGATCAGTTCATTTGCCAGTATTGCAATCAAGAGGCAACTACTGTGGATCATGTAATACCAAGGCGTTTAGGTGGTCTTGATAGCGATGACAACCTTGTTGCTTCATGTTCTAGATGCAATTTATCTAAGGGTGGGCGGTTTTTTGTGAGCGATAGGACACCACCGACCCCCCGTTCCTTTTCTAACCCACAAAACACCTCGATCGCCCACGCTCAGACTGAATCGCTTTGATTAATTTACAAACGGGAGAGATCTTGACAGATCCGACCTATTCAGGTTTAGGAGGTGTTCAAACTCCACGAATTCATTCAAAACTGACTGATTTACCTTCAAAAGGTCAAGACATGATCGACCTTGCCACCGAACTGGGTATCAACCTTATGGAATGGCAGCGGTATGTCTGCATTCATGGTCACAAGGTGCGTGAGGATGGTCGGTGGGCTCATTCCGAACTGGGTTTGATTATGGCAAGGCAGCAAGGTAAGTCCACGCTTATGATGCTCCGGATCTTAACCGGCATGTTTGTATGGGGAGAAGGATTACAACTTGCCTCAGCTCATAGACTTACAACCTCACTTGAAACTTTTCGGCAGATCGTTGGCTTGATTGAAACAAATCCAAGGCTTGAAAAAGAAGTAAAGAAAATCCGATGGCAACATGGCGCTGAGGAAATTGAATTATTTGGCAATAGGCGATTTGTTGTAAAGGCTGCAAACAATGCAGCTAGAGGTTTGAGCAAACCCGAAACAATCCATCTTGATGAGTTGAGAGAATACAAGGATGAGGATGCTTGGTCATCAATGCGATATTCAATGATGGCTGCTAAAAATCCACAAGTATGGATCTATTCTTCAGCAGGAGATCAGCACTCCGTAATTCTAAACAAATTGCGTGAGAGGGCATTGGCGTCAGCCACGACCAATGATCCGATTGGTTGGTTTGAGTGGAGTGCAGAGCCCGATGCACCTATCTTGCTTCCGTCAGGTGAGATAAATTGGGATGCTTTCGCTCAAGCCAATCCATCATTAGGAATTACAATTCATCCAGATAACTTAAAAGCAGTTATCAATGATCCTCCAGATATTGTGCGAACTGAGGTTTTGGCGCAATGGGTGGACACAATCAATTCAGCGATCGATGCACAAAAGTGGGGATTATGTCAGACCGATCCAATTCCTTTAGATCCCGAAGCACCAACTTGGCTAGGACTTGATTTATCGCCTGATAGAAAATTTGGCGCATTGGTTGCAACTCAGAAATTACCAGGAGAAAGATTTAATTTAGTTTTGCTTCATACTTGGTCAAATGATTACAGCCTAAATGATTTAGCGGTTGCAAATGATATTGCTCCTTATGTAAGACGATATAACACTCAAACTGTGGCGTATTCCAAACGGACTGCACAAGCTGTTGCAAGTCGGCTAGTTCCGGCTGGAATACCCATAACCGACATGGATGGCGCAATCTATGCCGAAAGTTGTGATCGATGGCTGGGCGCAATAAATTCCCATCGATTACAGCATGGGGGTCAGGAGGAATTGACCCAACAAACACTTTCAGCAGCCAAATTGCCATTTGGGGATGGCAGTTGGGTTATTGGAAGGCGAGCAAGTCGAGTGGCAGTTTGTGCAGCTGTCGCCTCGGCATTAGCAACCTATTTTGCGACACAACCTGAAACGGAGATTGATATTCAAGTCGGATAATTTGTATTTATGGTATATTATGTGCTAATGGGATTATTCGACCGATTTACAGCAAGATCAAATCAGCAGACAAATACAGTAGATATCGCAGCTGCATTAGCACCTTACAACTCTCAGCAATTAGTTGGCGGAATTCTATTTGGAACTACAACCGCAACTCGTGAACAATACATGGCGATTCCTTCAGGTGCTCGTGCAAGAAACATAATTTGTTCAACAATCGGTTCATTACCACTTGAGCAATATAATCATTTTACAAATGAGCATGTAAGACCAAACAGAGTAATCATGCAACCAGATCCAAGAGTTGCAGGATCAGCAATATATGCGTGGATCGCTGAGGACTTGCTTCTATACGGAGTTGCGTATGGAATGGTTATGGATGCTTATGCTGCAACCGATGCTTCAAGAATTCGTGCATGGACAAGAATTGCACCCAATAGAGTTTTTGCTTCACTAAATGGAAACTCAACTGAAATCGAATACTACACAGTTGATGGAAAACGAGTTCCGCCATTTGGTCTAGGTAGTCTAATCGTATTTAATGGTTTAGATGAAGGAATCTTAAATCGAGCAGGTCGCACAATTAAAGCAGCAGCAGAATTAGAAAAAGCAGCTGAGATGTATGCCAAAGAGCCAATGCCACAAATGGTATTGAAGTCAAATGGCACAAACCTTACTCCAGAGCGAATTACAAAACTTTTAGAATCTTGGAGAGTGTCAAGATCAACAAGAGCAACTGCATTCTTAAATGCTGATGTTGAATTACAAGCATTAGGTTTCGACCCTGCTAAATTACAATTAAATGAAGCCAGACAGTATTTAGCTCTGGAAATTTCAAGAGCGAGCGGCATTCCGGCAAGTTTCGTATCTGCTGAAACAACTAGCATGACTTATAGCAACACTTTAGCCGAAAGAAAAGCGTTGATTGACTTTTCACTTCGTCCAATTTTAACTGCTATTGAGCAAAGATTATCTGCTGCGGATTTTTGCCCTAACGGAATTGAAACTCGATTTGACATTGATGATTTCTTGCGTGGATCTGCTTTAGAGCGTGCGCAAGTTTATGAAATCCTAAACCGCATTGGCGCAATGAGCGTTGAGCAAATCCAAGAGGAGGAGGATCTAATTCGATGAAAATTAGTTTCCCAATAGAAATAACAGCTGCCGACACTAACAAGCGAACTATCTCAGGAAAGATCGTAACTTGGGATGAGCAAGGCTCAACAAGTGCCGGATTAACTGTTTTTGAGAAAGACAGCATTGATTTCTCTAAGCCTGTAAAATTATTACTTGAGCACCAAACAACAAAGCCATTGGGCAAGTTAATTGATATAACTGCTACAGATTCAGGCTTGGAAGCGACTTTTCGTTTAGCCAAAACATTTAGAGCTGATGATGCTCTTGAGGAAGCAGCCACCGGACTTCGTGATGGTTTTAGCGTGGGCGTAAAGATTAATGAATGGAAAAATGTGGAAGGCGTGTTACGCATCCAGTCAAGTTCCTTGCAAGAGGTCAGTTTGGTAACTGATCCAGCAATCGACAGCGCAAGAGTGGCTGAGGTTGCAGCAAGTCAAACACCAGAGAATTCCGAAGCAACCGCTGAGGAAACTACAACACAGGAGGACAAAGTGTCTGATACAACATCAGAAGCTCCTATCGCAACCGAAGCGGTAGAAGCATCACAAGCTCCAGTTGTAACTGCTCAATACATGGCATATACAAAGCCTCGTGTTGATACAAATGTTACAGCAGGACAATATCTAAACGCACAAATTAAAGCATTGGGTGGCGACAATGATGCTCGTGACCTACTTGCAGCATTACAGATTGCAACAGTTACTGAGAACACCGGAACTGTTCCACCAAATTATCTGCGTGATCTAATCGGCATAATTGATTCAAGCCGTCCATTTATCGATTCAATCGAGCGAGCACCACTACCAGCAACAGGAATGAAAATTTTCACACCTAAGTTGGGCACACAAGCAACTGTTGCAGTAACTTCAGAAGGTTCAGAGTTTTCATCAACTGACACCGCTGTTACATTCCAAGAGGACACAATCGTCAAGTTCGCTGGAGCAAATGTTGTAAATGTTGAGTTGTTTGATCGTTCAGACCCGGCATTCGCAGAATTATTGGTTCGTGAGTTAGCTGCATCTTATGCACAAAAGACCGATCAATATGCTGCACAAATTGCATCACAGAATGCAAGTGCATCAACTGGCGCATCAATCTACGCATCAATCGTTGATGGAATTTCTGATTCCTATGGCGTAATGCGCTTCACACCTAACCGACTATTGGTTGCTCCTTCAGGTGGAACAAACGGAATTGACTTTGCTGGATTGCTTGCAGCAACAGCTGATTCCCGTCCACTATTTGCAGCAGCAGCACCACAAAATGCTGCCGGCGTGATTACACAAGGATCAACAAACGGCACAGTTGCTGGACTTGATTTAGTTGTAAGCCCTAACTACACAGGTGATGATGCTAACGCCAAGCATGCTTTGGTTTATCCATCACAAGCAATGCGATTCCACGAGAGTGGCACAGTAGAACTTCGTGCCAATATCGTTGCAAACGGACGCATTGAAATTGGTATCTACGGATATGTTTGCGTAGTTAATCGCTACCCAACCGCATTCCGCAAGCTAGCAGTAGCCTAATTTAACTGAGTGCCTAGGGTTGCTCCCGATCCTAGGCATCCATTAATGGGAGTAAGGAGATGACATGCCAAGCATAATTACAGCCACCGAGTTGCGATCCGTCCTTGGTGTGTCATCCGCCTTGTATAACGATACTTATTTAAACCAAATTATTGACACAGCAGAAACTGTTATTCTGCCAATGCTTGTTACATTCAAAGCACCAATTCAAGCAACTTCATTGTCAGACAATGTTGCTACATTTACCACATTAGGAATTCATGAATTTACCGAAGGGCAATCAGTTGTCATCACAGGATGCGGTTCACCTTACAACGGAACAAGAGTTGTGTTGGCAGATAATCTTGGACAATATACCTTTTCGCAATCGATCACTAACGCCGATATACTCGAAGCTAATGTCATCCCATCCGGAGTTGCTACCCTTTCTGGCGCATCAACTTATGTTGGAAACGCAGCTGTTCAGTCAGCCGTCTATACAGTTTCAGTCGAAGTTTTCCAAGCAAGACTTGCCGGCGGAGGACAAATCGAAGGAGTAGATTTCTCACCAACACCATTTAGAATGGGTCGATCACTTTTCAATAAGTGCGTTGGTTTGCTTGGTTCATATATGGACACCGAAAGCATGGCTCTCTAAATGCCTAATGAAACAATCCTTCAACAGATCCGGACACCTTTAGCAACCGCTTTATCAGTTGTCGCAGGAAATGTTTATTCATTTGTTCCTGAAACAGTAATTCCACCAGCTGTGGTAGTTGTGCCTGATTCACCATACTTAGAATTCGAAACAATAAGCAAAAGCAATATCAGAGCCAAGATCAATTTTACTATTTCAGTTGCCGTTGCCTATAACAGCAATCCGGCATCGCTCGACAATATCGAGCAATTAATCATAAGTGTTCTGGCAGTTATTCCGGTTGGATACATTGTCAGCTCGGTTGAAAGACCGACAGTTACTCAAGTTGGTGCATCAACGCTGCTCATCGCAGATGTTCGAGTATCTACCTACTACACGCAAACAATATAAGGAGAAATCATGGCAACAGTCGTAATTACCGGTCGTGATGTTGGTTTATCTTTCACAGGTGGAACAGATATTCAAGCACAAGCGACAAACGCAGTTCTAACCAAGGTCAATGAGCGTCAGGTTTATCAGACCATGGAAGGCGAGGCTTACAAGACCACAAACATTTCAGGAACATTCCAATTGGATATGTTGGCAGATTGGGGCAAGGCAAACTCAGTTTGTGAGGCTCTATGGACTGCTGCTGAAAGTGCACCAGATACAGACATCAGCATGACACTTACAGCTGCATCCGGAGCACAATTTGTGTTTCCAGTAAAGCCAGAGTTTCCAACTGCCGGTGGTTCAGGAATTGATGCTCAGACAGTATCATTCACATTCACAGTATCTAAGGGCGCAGTAACCGAAACCTTTAGTTAAAAAATAAAACGGGAGCAAACAAATGAAGTTACCAATTACAATTGAATATAACTCAGGTGAGCAAGCAACTTACGTTGCCCAACCACCTGAGTGGGCGAAATGGGAAAAGCAGACAGGAAACACTATTGGTCAGGCATCCGAGAAGTTGGGTATCTGGGATCTTATGTTTCTTGCTTATCATGCACATAAGCGTGAAGTCGCAGGAGATAAGCCCATCAAACCAATGGATATTTGGATGGAAACAGTAGCGGATGTCATCGTTGGTGATGCAGACCCAAAAGCCACAAAGCAGGAAGCCTAAACAGGTTATTGGTGGAGTTGGCAATTGCAACTCATATACCAATGAGCGAATGGGTTGAAGCAGAGGACATTTTAACAGCAATCGAGATATTGGAGAAAAGAAATGGCAGTTAGCACCGAGCCTTCGATTTTCTTTTCTAAGCGAGAGCTGAATCAAATCTCTAGGGTTTTTCGCAAAATGGACGATACTGCCAAAGATGAAGCTAAAAGAAAAATACAAGAATTAGTTAGCAAACAATTATCTGCAATTAGATCAATTGCTGCTGGCAGGGGTAAAGTAGCGCAAAGAGTTGCCGATGGTGGACAGATTAAAAAGTCATCATTGCAAGGTGAATTAAAATTTGGTTTTGCTTCACAAAGATTTTCAGGTGGTGCAACAACTCAATTTAATAATCGAAACGATGCAAAAGGCAATCGTAAAGGTATCGGTGCTGGCGCAGAATTTGGATCTAGCACTTATCCACAATTTCCAAGATGGTCAGGGCCTATGCCTAAAGGGCCGGGTTCAAGAGGTTGGTTTATTTATCCAGCAATTCGAGCATCTCAACCAGAAATTATAAAAGAATTTGAAGGCATTATTTCTGACATTGTAAAGGAGTGGTCAAGTGGCAGCGAATAGTAATAGAGCTTTAACGCTTTCAATTGTTGCAGATATTGACAACCTTCAAAAAGGTTTAGCAAAAGCAGATAATGAAATTCAAGGCTTTGGTCAAAAGGTTGGAGAGTTTGGTAAAAAGGTCGCTGCTGCATTCGCTGTGGCTGCTGCTGCTGCCGTTGCGTATGCTGGCAAATTAGCTGTTGATGGGGTCAAATCAGCCATAGAGGATGAACAGGCACAGTTGAGGTTGGCTGCTGCCCTAAAGACCGCCACAGGGGCTACTAATGCCCAAATAACAGCAACAGAGGATTACATTCGAAAGACACAATTAGCCACAGGTATAACCGACAATGAGTTGAGAGCTTCATTCCAAAGATTATCCGTTTCAACCAAGGATGTCACCAAATCACAGGATTTATTAAATTTAGCAATTGATATATCAAAGGGAACCGGTAAGGAACTTGGCACAGTTGTCGAGGCATTATCAAAAGCCTATGAAGGACAAGATACAAGATTAGTAAGACTTGGCATTGGTATTACCCAAGCCGATGCTAAAGCAATGGATTTTACACAAACCACCAAAGTATTAACTAACCTTTATGGTGGCGCAGCAGCTGCAAATGCTGAAACATTTCAAGGCAGAATTGACCGATTAAAGCAAGCATTTGAGGAAGCCAAAGAGGAAATTGGATATCGTTTGCTTCCATTTATTGAAAGATTTGTTGATTTAATTGTCAATCAGGTAGTGCCTAAACTACAAGAATTTGCTGCATATTTTGATCCAATTAAGCAAGCCATTAAAGACAATCAAGATGCGTTTGATGCATTTGGTAAATTTGTAATGGATATCGTGATTCCGATTTTGGTCAATGGGTTAGGTGCAGCATTAAAAACTATTGGGGTTATCGCAGGTGGCATTACCGATATTATTGGCAAAGTTATATCTGCAATTCAAACCGCTGTTGATAATGCTATTTCAGGAATCAATAGGTTAATTAGTGCCTACAATGCAATTCCAGTTTTGCCAAACATTAGTCCAGTAGGTGCAAGTGCCGGAGTATCGACCGCTGCCTCAACAGGCGCAACTGCTGCTGCTCAAACTGCCACAGCTGCTCAATTAGCATCGGGTGCTGCAAGGGCTGGCACAACAGTAAATAACATCACAGTCCAAGCAGTAGATTCCGAAGGTGCTGCTAGAGCAGTTGCTAAGGTCATTAATCAGAGTTCATCAAGATCAGTTCCACAACTCTATAACAGCGGCATCACTAGAGCGAGATAATGTCAGTCTTTACGCCTGAATATAAGTTAAGCATCAATGGTGTGGAATACACCGATGTTGCTATTTCTGATATAGCCCATCAAGCAGGGCGTGAGGATATTTACGCACAGCCAACGCCATCTTATATTCAAATCGCATTAGTGGCTTTGAATAATGAAAACTACAATTTCCAAATTAATGACGGAATAGCACTACAGGTCAAAGATAGCACCAATGTTTTTAGGACTTTATTTGGTGGCAACATTACAGACATCACCACCGAGGTTGCATCAGCTAGTAGCGTTGCAGAAACCTTTACTTATACAATCCTTGCATTAGGTTCATTGGCTAAACTGCCAAAGGTTATTTATGACGGCACATTGGCTAGAGATGATGATGGCGACCAGATATATGAATTGCTATCTGATTTATTTCTAAACAATTGGAATGAAGTTCCAGCAGCTGAAACTTGGTCAGGTTATGATCCAACAATTACTTGGGCAAATGCTGAAAATTTAGGACTTGGTGAAATCGATCGTCCTGGAGTTTATGAAATCATAGCAAGAGGATCAGATCCGGATACTGTCTATAACATTGCAAGTCTTATTGCTGATAGCGCATTTGGTGTCTTGTATGAGGACAACGAAGGTCGCATTGGATATGCCGATGCTTTACACAGACAGAATTATCTTGCCAACAATGGCTACACAGAGATTTCAGCAAACACAGCCTTTGGAGCAGGATTAAAGGTTTTGACTAGGGGTGCGGATGTTCGCAATGACATAATTCTTAACTATGGCAATAATTTTGGTTCACAGAAAAGCGCAATTGATTTAGACAGCATTGCAACCTTTGGTTATCGAGGCGAAACGATCAATACAGTTTTGCATGATGCCACCGATGCTCAAGCTGTGGCTAATCGCTTTATTTCGCTTAGATCCTATCCAAGAGCCTTATTCGATAGCATTACATTTCCATTGACAAACTCAGCAATTGATGATGCAGACCGAGATGCCTTGCTTGGGATCTTTATTGGTCAGCCAATGCGTATAACAGACTTGCCGGTTCAGATAGCCCCATCAGGACAGTTTGAGGGTTATGTGGAAGGCTGGCGTTGGAGCACTAGATTCAACGAATTGTTTTTGACCATAAATCTAAGCCCGATCGAATTCTCTCAAGTTGCAGTTCAATGGGAGCAAGTATCAGCCTTAGAGGCATGGAACACTTTATCCGCTATACTAACATGGGAAAATGCGATTGGAGCAGTAGCCTAATATGGCAAACACTACGAACTATAATTGGGAAACACCGGACGACACCGATCTGGTTAAGGATGGCGCAGCTGCAATCCGCACGCTTGGTTCATCTATTGATACAACAACCAAAGCCTTAAATCCTTCAACAACTCTTGGTGATATTGAATATAGATCATCAACAGCAAACACAAACGCAAGACTTGCAATTGGTTCAAATGGTCAGATCTTAGGTGTATCTGCTGGCGTGCCAGCATGGATTAATAACGATCAAGGTGATATTACAGAAGTGCAAGCAGGAACAGGAATTTCTGTTGCATCAGGAACAGGACCAATTCCAGTTGTCACTAATACAGTTGCAACAGCCTTTGATGCTAAGGGTGATTTAATTGCTGGTACTGGTGCAGACACCTTTGCACGCTTAGCAGTAGGCACAAACGGACACACACTTGTAGCGGATAGTGCGGAGGCTACTGGATTAAAATGGGCTGCACCTGCTGGTGGTGGTTGGAGTTTGATAACTTCAGGCACACTTTCTTCAACTTCAACAACTGTTAGCCCTATTAGCGGTGCCTATACAGATTTAAGGATTTTATTTAGAGGGCATTATTCATCAACTGATGGTGCAAATCTTTACATTACTTACAACACCACAGACAATATCTACAATCCTGCTATAACTTTGAATGGCACTGGCACAGCAGACACTTATAGCGCAGCAAATGCAGCCTCAACCGATAATCGAATTGCGGGAAATGTTGATAATGCTGTTTTTGCAGATAACACCACTATTATTGAAATGCCTAGATATAGTGATACAAGTCTGATAAAAAGTGCTGATTGTTATGGAAACACAAGGAGAGCCGATGTTGCTGCAAACAATTGGATTATGTATAAACAGAGAATTGATATAAGTGGGGCTGTAACAGCCTTTACAGTATTTGCCAGCGCAGGAAATCTAGCAGGGAGTTACTATGTCTATGGACTATAAAACAACAATTCACAACGTTGAAACAGGCGAGATTATCACTCGTAGTATGACCCAACAAGAAACAGAACAATATGAAAAATTGGTTGAAGCAGACAAGGCTTATGAAATTAAAAAAGCCGATGAAGCCAACCAAAAGGCTGCTTTGTTAGAACGGCTAGGTATTACCGCTGATGAGGCTAAATTACTCTTAGCATAATCTTGAGGAATTGTGCCGATGAAACCCTACCTATCTAAAGCAGCTGTGCAATTACGGGAGCAGATCGATGACAGTTTTGCTGATAGATCTAGAAAATCGGATGGTTGGATTTCGGACGCTAGGCATCAAAAAGTAAAATCGGATCACAACGCCTTGCCTTCGGGTGAGGTTTGTGCCATTGACATTACATCTGATCTTGGTGCAGCCGAAAGCATGTCTGCATATCTTGCCGATCAAATTCGCATTGCTGGCAAAACAGATAAGCGCATCAAATATGTAATCCATAATCATCGTATTGCCAGCAATATTTTGAACTGGCGTTGGCGTAAATACAAGGGCATAAATCCCCACACTAAGCACATCCATATTTCATTTCATCCAAAGCAAACAGGAGAGTTCTTTAACATCCCACTACTAGGAGGCAAAGCATGAAACTATCAAACAAACATAAGGCAGCAATTAAGTCATATTTAAGAGCTGTGGCTGCTTCCGGTATTACTGTCCTGTTGGCAATTGTTGCTGACATCCGACCAGAGTTTGCAATCCTTGCTGGAGCATTGGTTGCACCTCTTGCCAAGGCATTAGATCCAAAGTCTGGCAAAGAAGCTGATTATGGACTTAATGCGAAATGACAGCCAACGAATGGGTTGGTATAGCCGTTGGCGTATGCGCCATATCAACAAGTTTATTACTGGGTCTGCGCTGGGTTATTAAATCCTACTTACAAGAATTAAAACCCAATTCTGGAAGTTCGATTAAAGATCAAATTACAAGACTTGAACAGCGTGTCGATGATCTGTTTGTCTTAATCAGTAAGCGATAATTTTAATTATGGCGAACACTCGAAAACCTATCAAACGCAAAAAGATCAATCGTCGTGTCGTTCGCCAAACTCCTGAGCCATTAAGCAAAATCGATCAGCATTACTTGGCTTTGCATGAATGTTACAAAGCAGCTAGAAAAGCAGGATTTACGCCTGAACATGCTTTCTGGCTTATGACTGAACATAAGACTTTTCCTGATTGGGTCGTAGGCGATGGCGGGATTATTCCTTCCATAGATCCAACTGACGATGAGGATGACGATTAAGCGCATAGCGTTTGTGAGTGACCTGCAAGTTCCTTTTTTTGATGAGAAAGCCACTAAATCCGTAGGCCGTTTTTTAGCCAAATGGAAACCCCACCGCACTATCTGCATTGGTGATGAAATTGATTTACCACAGCTTGGCGGTTTTAATGCCGGAACTATTGATGAGATGGTTGGCAACATCCATGAGGATCGATTACTTACTCAACAAGTATTAACCTACTTAGGCGTAACCGATGTACTTGGATCTAATCATGGAATTAGGCTTTACCGATCAATCAAGAAACGATTGCCTAGCTTCTTAAATTTGCCAGAAATGCAATACGAAAAGTTTTTGGGTTATGACAAATTAGGCATTAAATTCCACCCCTACGGATTAGACTGGGCGCATGGCTGGACTGCCGTTCATGGCGATGCTTTTCCACTTTCACAAGTACCGGGTCAAACGGCCTTAAATGGGGCTAGGAGGCTTGGAAAGAGCGTGGTATGTGGTCACACCCATAGATTAGGGGTTTCGGCCTTTACAGAGGCTTCTAGAGGCCATTTAGGGCGTACTGTGTGGGGCGTTGAGGTTGGCAATTTAGTAGATTTAAGCAGTTCAGGCATGGCATACACAAGAGGCTACGCAAACTGGCAAACTGGCTTTGTTGTTGCCTATGTAAAGGATCGTAAAGTTCAGGTTATTCCTATCCCGATTAACCCAGATGGCAGCTTTATATTTGAGGGTAAGGTCTATGGGGCGTGAAACCGACTATCACGAACGCACGATTGATGACCATATCGATGATTTTGAGGATATTAGCGTTATCTAATCGTTATACAACACTCCGAAAGAAAATAACCAAGCGTCCTTGATCTAGGTCATACTTTATGCATCACCCACAAAATCTGTGGGGATATGTAGGGAGCGACATGTTACTAGATACAAGTAATCGGGGCACAGCCTTAGATTATGCACAGCGTGGATGGGCTGTTTTGCCACTATTACCACGCAAAAAAGATCCGCACTTTGACTTGGCTCAAAGGGCTTACTTATCAGCTACAACCGACCAGAAACTTATCAACTTTTGGTTTGACTACGATCAAAACATCAACATTGGCATAGCCTGTTATCAGTCAGGCTTAGTTGTGTTTGATATTGATTATCGCAATGGTGGCGAATTGCTACCAGAGTTTGAGCCAACATATACAGTTCAAACAGGCGATGGATTACACCTGTATTACACAGCTGCAAAATCTGATGTATTTAAGGGCAAATTAGTTGATGGAATTGACATTAAGTGGAAGGGTTATGTTGCAACTGCACCATCAATCCATCCGTCAGGAGCAACATATACAGTAATCGATGACCGAAATCCGGTTGCGATGCCTAAACAAATAAGGGAGTGGGCAACAAAATGAAAATCAACGGAATCACCATTTTATGGTTCATGATAGCAACGGGCTTATTAGCCTATGCAGTTAATTTATGGCAAACCGAAATTTACAATCGGGGCTATTGGCGTGGGCGTGCAACGGGTTGGGATATGCACCGCCGAATGATTACCATTAAACAGCAGTCAGATGAAGTCTTTGATTATGACAAAAACTGAGCAACTTTTTGATGAAGCCATCACAACTATCCAGTCAAGAGGTGTCGTGTATGGGCATCCTTTTTACAACATGGAGCGAATCTCGAAGCTGGTCAGTTCGTATCTGGAATACCCAGTCATGCCTCATGATATTTGTATCATTAACATCTTGCAGAAAATTAGTCGTTTGCAGGAAAGTCCGGGACATCACGACAGTCTTGTGGACATTGCAGCATACATCGGTATCTACAAAACAGTTTATGATGCCGAAATCGACAGCGACTTTAAAAAAGGAGATGATCTCTAATGGCATTCAATCTTGAGGATTATGAGGATGTGGCTACTTTGAACAAATGGTTCATTGCCAATTATCCAATGGGTCGATCTGATATATCAGTTATCAGCCATGATCCTGAAAAGGGTTATATCTTGGTGCAAGCAACTTTGTGGCGAGATGCAGCAGATCCAGCACCAGCAGTTAGCAACATTGCATTTGGATCTAGAGAAACCTATATGGCTAATATGAAAAAATGGTATGTCGAAGATACTGCCAGCAGCAGTTTGGGAAGGGCAATAATAATTCTTAAAGGCTCAAACAAAACTGCTACAAAAGACAGCATGGAAACTGTTAAGGCAGATCAATCTTTTAAGGAGAAGCTAGAAAGCCGCCAAAACATGTATGGCAAGCCCGGCTCTAAGTCAGCACAAATTGAAACAATTCTAAGAGATAGTTTTGCAGCTGATAAAAAAGAGCCTGAGCCTGTTGCTTGGTCTGTCGGTGATGTTGTTGCTGAGATAGGTGCATCAATACCTAATGAGCCACCTGCATGCCAGCATGGGCATATCTTGAAAGAAGGAATCTCTAAAGGAGGCAAGCCTTACTATGGTTATGTTTGTAAAGCAAAAGAATGTCCACCTAATTGGGCAACACTTACCGCTAATGGGAAATGGTATTTCAAAGGAGGTGAATAAATGGGTGAATTACAAATAATTGACGGCTCTGGCTTAACTGCCACCTTTACGGATGACGGAGTAAAAGTAGAGCCATCAATGGTTACTTGCGACTTATGCAACGATGACAGAT